ACAATCAATATTCAACTCTCCCAAGGTCAGATAAAATGGCTTGATGATAATAAAGGTTCTGAATCAAGATCCTGTTTACTCAGACTTATAGTTTCTGAAAAAATGGAGCAAGCTGCATAAAAATGGATATTAAAGAAGAACTGCTTGGCCTTCCCAAGCACTGGGGTTTTGTTGCCGTTCAAAATAAAAGACCCTATCAAAATGATTGGCAGAATAATCCACTTACACGATCACAACTCTTTAAAGAAATATCTTCTAAAAAATCTACAGGTATTGGTGTTTGTTGTGGTGTTCCTTCAGGTGGCTTGCTTTTCTTAGACCATGATGGGCCATCGGCTGCAAAAATATTAGGTGAATGGGGTTTTTCTCTCTCTTCACTACCACCATCATGGATGGTCACATCAGGTCGTGTTGGTAGATTTCAAATCATATACCAAGTTCCAGAAAAATATTGGTCAAAAATAAAGACACGCAAATTTCAGACAGGTGTAAAAGATGAAGATGGCTCTGTTGAACAAATAGAGTTGCGTTGGAATGGTACACAATCAATAGTATCTGGTAAACATCCAAAGACTGACGGTTATAGATGGATGGAAAATCGTTCACCAAAAGATTTAGAAATCGCAGAAGCTCCTTTTGCCATAATCGAAAAGATGATGGAGCTAAAGAAAAAGACAACAACTACACATGTACAAACATTAAATTCAGATACTGATAAAGCACGTTCACTTCTTCAATCAATAAATCCCTCCCGACTTGATGATTATGATGCTTGGGTCAAAATTGGCATGGCTGCTCATTCAGTTGGTGACAATTCACTCCTTTTTGATTGGGAACAGTTATCTCAGAAGAATAGCAAATATCAATCAGGAGAATGTGAAAAGAAATGGGCTTCATTTAAATCATCAGGGGTTTCTTTGGGTACTCTTCAAAAGTTTGCATCAGAAGATGGTTGGACTCCGCCTCCACGCTCTTTTCCTACTTCAATAAAACCAGCAGAAGAGCCAACTCCTGTTCCTCGTAAATTAGAACAACTTACATCACAGGAACTAATAAACTTTTTACGCAACCTAAAACAAGAAATTAGATTTAATACTTTTTCTCATTCAATAGAAATGGATGGCAAAGTAATAAAAAATATTGAACTTTTTTACCTCACACTTGCAGAACTTGGATATAAAGTTCCCAAAGAAATGGCCATTGATTGCCTTTTAAAAGTAGCCCATGAAAATGAATATGATCCTGTAAGACTATATCTTGATCATTGCTACAACGAAATAGAACCAGAACTTTATGGTATTGAAAGATTGGCATCGACATACTTAAGACCACAAGATCAAAACATTAAAGAACCAACAATATATGATGTGATGCTGAAACTTACTTTGATAAACGCAGTAAGAAGAGTTTATATACCAGGCTGTAAACATGATTCTGCAACCGTTCTTCAAGGTTCACAGGGAATAAAAAAATCATCATTTTGGCAAACCCTCTTCGGTCCTTTCTTTTCAGATGCCCTCGGAGATATATCATCGAAAGATGATCTTCTTGTTTTACACCGTTCATGGGGAATGGAATGGTCTGAAATTGATGGCGTCACAAGTCGTAAACACGCAGGGGTAATCAAAGCATTTTTATCAAGATCTACAGATCTTCTAAGAGTTCCTTACGGTAAGGCCGTAGAAGAATGGCCAAGAAGAGGAATAATTGTTGGAAGCTCAAACCGTGATTCAGGTTTATTAATAGATGACACAGGCAACCGTAGATTTCATATAATACCTTGCACTACAAAATCAATAGATCTGGATTCCTTGCAACTTGAACGTGATGCCTTATGGTCGGCTGCAATATATTTATTTAAAAATAATGAATCACATTATCTTTCCTACGAACAGGAAAATCAAATCGAAAAAGAAAATTTAGGTTATATGGTCGATTCGCCTTGGCTTTCTGTCATAACCAACTACCTAAACGACCCAGCCAATGCTCTAAAAGATATAACAATTGAACTTTTATTAGCCGAAGCAATTGAAAAACCAATCGAAAGACAAACAAAATCCGACACAATGACTGTCTCATCCATTCTCAAATCCTTACATTATGAACGTAAAAGAAAACGAGTAGCGGGAACACCGAAATGGGTTTGGTTCTCACCTGTTCTCACCCCTGTTCTCACTACTGGGAACGGCTAAAATCCTTGCTATCACTATATTATATATATATGTTCTCTATGTTCTCTATGTTTTATATATAAATATAATAATAGGTAATATATAAGGAAATATAGGGTTAGGTAAGTTTGTAGCATTTCTGGGAACACTTGGGAACGTGGGAACATCTTGTAGTCTTAAATGAGTCTCAAATTACACAAATATTCATATTCTCGCTTTTCCGTGTAACATCTAAGTAATGGCTAAAAAAGGTACAAAAATAGAAACTGTTATCAGGTCACGCAAACTTGGCGAGATCATCGCTAAAGGTGGCCGTAGATCCGATTGCGTTACATATGCTTCTAAAAATTGGGGGGTCAGTTCTAAAACAGCAGATAAATATTTAGAGATTGCTAGAGCAGAAATGAAAGCTGATTGGGATATGGAAAGACCTGAAATGGTTGCAAATCTTTTAGCGCAAGCTGCAACTTTACAAATGGAAGCAAGAGAAAAAGGTCATTTACATATCGCTCTTGGTGCAATCAATACAGCAGCTAGACTTGCACAGATTATTTCGTGAGCATTTTAGATACAGTTCAACCTGGAAAAGTTTTATATCAAATCGGTGCTTATGATTTACCTACAGCAGAAGAAGCAATAAAACGTATTTCACAAGACTTACTTCCGCATCAGGCAAAGTTCTGCCAAGACATGGATCATAGAAAATTAGCTCTTGTCTGTGGTTTTGGTGCTGGCAAAACGCACGCACTAATTTCAAAATCTTGCATACTGGCAGCACTCAATGTTGGTCATGTGTCAGCAATCTTTGAGCCGACTGCTCCAATGCTTAGAGATATCTTGCAAAGAACAATGAATGAACTTCTAGATCAATGGCAAATACCTTACAGTTTCAGAGCTTCTCCTTTAGCAGAATATACTTTGGAGTTTGCAGAGGGAACACATACGATCTTGTTGAGAACAATGCTTACCTATCAACGATTACGAGGCCAGAATCTTTGTGCAGTGGGATTTGATGAGGCAGATACTATCCCAAAAAGGGAGGCAGAAAGCGCAATGAACATGGCATTAGCAAGACTTAGATCAGGTAATGTTCAACAGTTTTATGCAACAACAACTCCTGAAGGTCATGGTTGGGCATTTGAAACTTTTGAAAAAAATAAAAAATCAGACACAGGATTAATACAGGCAAAAACAAAAGATAATCCATATTTGCCTGACAACTTTATTCAGTCTCTTGAAGAAAATTATCCACCGCAGCTAATAAAAGCTTACCTTCTTGGGCAATGGGTCAACCTCACAAGTGGTCAGGTTTATAACAGGTTTTCCAGGGAACATCATGTCATTAATAAAATACCGTTTGATACCAAAATGGAGACTTTACTTTGTGGTATAGATTTCAACGTGATGAACTGCAACTGCGTCATTGGTGTGAGAGATGGTGACAGGCTGGTAATCATTGATGAAATATCAAAACAAAAAGATACAGATGCGTTGGCACAGGAGTTACTTAGACGTTATCCTTCAAACAGAATATTAGTTTACCCAGACGCTAGTGGTTCAGCACGTTCAACGATTAACGCATCAAAAACAGATCTCGCAATACTCCAAGGTTACGGCTTCGGTTCAATGGCTC